GACACAGAGAGAGGTAAATTATCTGTTGATCACTGCCACGAATCTGATCAAATTAGAGGATTAATTTGTCAGAAATGTAATACTGGGCTTGGGCTTTTTAAAGACAATCCTAAAAGTTTAAGTAAAGCTATTAGATATTTAAAACGATTTAAGAGGAAGCAGTTATGTTTGGAATGGGGCCGGAAGTTTTATTGGCGGCTGGCGGTAATCTCATGGGCATTGTCTCCGGTTTACTGGCTAACGCGCAAAAGGCAAAAGCAGACCAACATAAAATGATGATGGAAAAGCTCACGTTCGATCTTGAACGAGCTAAACTCCATTCAGAGTTATCAAACAAAGAGTTTCAAGTAAGAACTTCTGATAGGTTTTCAAGTTTAACCAGGCGCATATTGGTTTTGGCTTTTCTAGCTATGGTGGTTGTTATCAGCCTTGCGCCAATGATTGCACCAATAGATATTGCAGTGCCAGTTGAAATGAAGTCTGGCGGCAAGTATCTATTTGGGCTGATTGACACGACAAAAACATGGACTGAGTGGAAAATTATTGAACAAGCGGCCATGTTTAGGACTACATATGACCAAGTGCTTATAATGGTATTTAGTTTCTATGTAGGCTCATCCGCAGTTAAACGTTAAGGAGACAAAATGAAAACTTGCCCAACTTGCCCAAGCCCTAAGAAATGCATGGCCGCCGGTGAATGCATGATGAAGAAAATGGCTAAAAAAAAGCCCAGCAAAACCAAAGCTAAAAAGGGATACTAATGCCATTAATAAAAAGCAAATCAAAAAAAGCCTTTCAAAAGAACGTTGAGGCTGAAATTAAGGCTGGAAAACCGCCAAAACAGGCTGTTGCCATCGCTTATTCAGTAAAGCGTGGGGCTGGCAAAAAGAAAAAATAATGGTAATCCGCATCCTGAGCTTGCTTATAGCACTGGCTTGCTCAGGATGTAGCGTTGTTGCGGCCAAGAAGATATTGGACGCTACCAGGCCTGCTCCGGTGTACAATGTAACCTATCAATGCCCAGCCTTGATCGCTGATCGAGCTAAGGAAGAGATCCGGCAAGCGGTGATGCAGGAGCTTATGATGGACAGGTATTTTGAGGATTGTGACATAGATGTCGACTGCTACAGACCATAAATGTATCTATATAGAGTGGGTGGATGCCGTAGCTGACTCAGGATGGGAAGAAACCAAAAAGCCTGAGCTACACGATTGCTACACCTTGGGCTTTATCGTGGCCGAGGACGACAATGCAATATGCGTTGCATCCGCCATATCCAAAAAAGAATCAAACGCCAAAATGCATATACCGAAGGCATGGATTAAAAAAGAGGCTAGATTCACCATGGAATCCATAAAAAAAGCCCCAAAACGCGGGGCTTGAGGGGAGGAGGAGAAAATCATCCGAGAGAGTTGAATGCCTCATAAATTCTCTCAACTGAATCATATCCGTATTTTCTGGCCAAAGCAAGCGCCTCTGAAGCTGTATATATTTTCCCGTCAATAAACGTAAATAGAGGCTCTCCAGCGCGTTCTTTTCCAGTGGCCACCAGATAGTATGGCCCAAACTTTATGTGCTTTATGCGCTTCTTAAACTTGCGTAAATTGATGCTCACCATCCAAGCACTTCTGCCAATCCAAAGTACATAGCCACAAAGAATATTATTACTAGAATCATGGCCCCGATCCCGATAAGGTTAATCTTATCTGCCCCAAGGATGCTATGCTCTGGATCTGCGTAAGTAAGCTCCTGAGCTATGCCGTTAAACAGCTCTTCTGCTTTTAATATTTTATTTATATTCGGGCAACTATTGCCATTTTCCCAACTGCTAATAGTCTTATGATGTACTTCGAGCTTATCCGCCAAGTCTTTCTGCGTCATATTGTGCTTGGTTCTCATTTCCTTCAAATATGTTGAAAATCTATATGATTTAGACATGTTCATGCTCCATCTCCTTAGAAAAATTCTCGACTTGGCACTGAGCATCTTCGCACCCTTTACACACTATAACACTTTGGTTGATAGATTTTAAATAATTGTGCCATTCTATTTGACTTTTGGATACAGCGCCACCACTTTTTTTCTTCATTTCAATCCAAAGTAGCCACTCCGGTACGAACAGGTCTGGGACTCCTGGAGTTACGCCCTCGGCCTTGAGACGTGCGGCGGTTACGATGTTTCTTTGGCCGCCGTTTGGTATCGCTATTATCTTGGCTTTGTAGGTCTTGCGAAACCAGCTTACAAACTCCCGTTGCTCAACGTGTTCAGTTCGCCCACTCTCTGTTAATGACTTTGTAGAACTTGCCTTCCTGCGCGTATGATATCTCATTTGGACATCGCCCCGTATTCAATATTGAACATAATTCGTCTAAATCATCCGCCATATAAAATATTGATGAAGCATCAATCTTTGATTTATGAGCTATCTCAATAATCTTTTGGCGTGATTTCTCTCCGGCATATCCTTCGTGCATTATCGCAAAATACTCGGAAACAATAGGATCCATGATTTGCTTTGAGTAATACCTAACTTTGATCATTTCCTTGCCGCTTGCCTTAGATACATGCTTAGACCAATGCCAAGTGCCAATAGATATCATTTTGTGTTTTTTGCCCATGATATCTACATCATGTAGTTTCATGAGTTTTTCTTTTGGAGGCGGAAACTCGTAACCGCAATCTGGGCATGTTTTAACGGCCGGAGGAAGTAAACTATCGCACTCTGGGCATACTTTAACTGGAGCTTCGCCACTCCCTTCCTTTTGCTTATTTGGTGATCTAACGTTAGTAATAGGCCCGTGATTTTGAACTACTCCAGCGAAATCTAACACCATGCAGTGATCCGTGTGGCTTTTAATTCTCATCCCACGCCCAGCCATTTGGACGTACAAGCCTGGAGACATAGTTGGACGTAACATTACGATAAGATCAATGTCTGGATAGTCAAAGCCAGTAGTTAGCACGTTGGCGTTAGTCAACGCTCGAATCTTTCCAGACTTGAACTCGCTTATGATTTTTTCCCGATCAGGCTTGGGGGTTTCTCCCGTGATACATTCCGCCTCAATGCCTCGATCAAGCAATATATCCTTGATGGCCATAGCATGCTTAACTCCAGCACAAAAGAAAAGCCAAGCCTTACGGTCACCAGCTAATTTAATAACTTCGTCTACTGCTTCGTTGTTGGTGTGATCTTTGTTAACTGCGGCCTGTAATTCTTTTTCTATGTACTCCCCGCCGCGCTTATGCACTCCAGATACGTTCAACTGTACTCCAGTTAACTTAGACTTTAGCGGAGCTAGATACTTATCCTCAACTAACGCCTCAATGCTTGTTGGCTCAATTAACGCAGTAAATATGCCGCCTTTATCGGTAAGCATGCCATGCCCTAGCCGGTACGGAGTGGCGGTCAATCCAATTATCCGCATCGCTGGATTGATTATCTTCAGGCCGTCGATTAGTTTTCTGTAGCTGGTGTTGGTGTTATGCGATATCAGGTGTGCTTCATCGACGATCATCAAGTCTATATGCCCTAGGTCACCTGCTCTCTTTCTGATAGACTGTATTCCAGCAAACGTGATTTGCTCATGGGCTTCTTTACGCCCAATTCCTGCGCTATATATTCCTAACGGTGCATCCGGCCAGTGCAGTAACATTTTTTCTGCGTTCTGCTCAATCAATTCTTTTACATGAGTTGCCATCAACACGCGAGTCTCAGGCCATTGCGTTATCGCATCTTTACATATCGCCGCGACAACGTGCGACTTGCCACTGCCGGTTGGCAATACGATACACGGGTTACCGTACTTGTTAGCGCGGAACCAGTCGTATAGTTGATCAATCGCTCTTTGTTGATACTTGCGAAGCATTTAGTAATTATTTTTTTATAAAAGCTATCCAATGAGTGTTTGCTTTTTTACCAGACCTATGACCATACAAAGGTTTTTCTGGCGTTAGTTTTAAAATTTCTTTTAAAGGTATTTGTGTTTCATTCCATTTAAATATTAATGTTCCATTTTTTTTAAGAACTCTAAAACATTCAACAAAACCTTTTCTTAAATCTTCTTTCCATGTTTCTTCATTTAATGATCCATAAACAAAAGCAATAATAGACTTTGAGCATATTTTTTTTACATGAGGTGGATCAAAAACAACATGATAAAAAGACTCATCTTTGTACGGCATATTTCTAAAATCATGTATTTGATCTGGTCTAATTTTTTTAGACGATCTGCCTAGTTGTGAGGGCCAATGATCTATTTTTAATTCATCATTTCTTTGATCTGCAAATAAACATCTATCATCTTCTTTATCAAACCACATCATTCTTCCGCCGCAACAAGCGTCTAAGACTGGTTTCATCCTATTATCTTTCCGCCATCAAAACGTAAGTCGGCCATAAACTGATCAGGCTTCAGGCATGCATCAAGATTGCTTACCAATTCAGTGCTGGCGTATGTATTAGCATCGCTCTCCCCGTTCCTGATAAAGTTTCCTTGTATCTCCCACACTGCCTCATGCGGATCGCTACTCTCTAATCGAGTCCAAGGCACAACGTCAGGATGTAGGACGTGCGAGTCGCATCCCGTGCGTTGAAAGTCCTCTGGAATGTCCTCAGCTTTGAATCTGTCGCAGTCCCATGTGCCGTTAGGCTTTGGAGTAGAGTGCGCACACGTTCTGCAATTGACCTGTTTGGTAGGTTGCCCCTCGTGGCATATGTGTTTGGCTGGGCAACTTTTGCACATAAACCAAGTAGGATCATCTGATAATCTTGGCGGAGCTTCATTTGCCAATGTAATGAATTCGCCCTTTTTTAATAACCGTTCAGCGAATTGCTCATCGTACTCAACGATCTCGGTGTACATCTCATCGTTATCCTTGCACACGGCAACGTATAACGCTTTATGAATCTTCATGCCGTTCATATACACTTGCATCTGCGCATAGTGCATTGGCTTAGTTTCCTGTACGCCCTTTCGCGAAACAAGATCAAAAGACTTTTTGTTGTGAGTCTTAAACTCAGCAATAAACTTTTCCTCTTCATGACCAGGCACACCACCGTAAATGATGCCGTCAACGCTACCGCTAATGTGATT